CAGACTTATCCATGTAAACTGATATAGTTGCTTTTGCAACACTTATATCAGCTTCGTACTTTTTTGTTAGTGCTTCTATAAACATTTCTCTCATTACTGTGCTCCTTTAAATTGATAGTATTTATTTTCTACTAACTCATCATCATCTAAATAAGGATTAGATTTTGCTAGGTTAGATTCTCTAGCATCCCTTATTGTTTGGTTTAAAGTTCTACCTTCCTTTAAACATCCTTGTACAAACTCATCTACTTCTAGTATTGCTTGCTTAACTCTTCCCATTGCTGACCTCCTTTATTAGTCTATTTAAATACCAACTAGCTTTTTGTAAATCTTCTAGTGGTTCTCCTTTGAATTTATATCTTGAAACATATTTCAAAACATTACCTTTAAGATACCCATGATACTCATCACTCTCCATGCAATCACGAATAACATCTATGGTTTCTTTTTTACCATGCATATAGTGTGCAGGAGAGTTTACATTATCAAGTGGTACTTCATTCTCATAGGATATATCTAACCCATGTTCTTTTAAAGATGTATATGTTCTTTTACTTTTTACCATACTTTCTCCTTACTGTATTATACTCTACCATTTCTAAATCATACTCACCCTTGGTTACATTACGCTTAACTACAAGCCCACTCCACCACATTTGTTGTGTAGCTTTAGCATAATTTTCTTTGTGATGCAAGTAACATCCAGCAGATAGCCCCATTAATTTTCTACCAGATGGTAGTGCACACATAGCATAATCAAAGGTGTGTATGTGACCTACAGTAGAGGATACTTTATTTTTTAAGAGAAGAGAACGAGCAACATTGTCACCGCTAATAGGCTTACCCATGACACCAGTAGGATAATTGTGGCAGTAATATATACCATCAACATTGACAGGCTGTTGGTATGGATAAACTTCCCAACCATATTTTTCAAATTTAAAATCGTCTGTGCTAATTGTGCCTTCAAGTTCTGGTATGTCATCTACTGTTCTATCTATCCTATCTTCATGATTTCCAAG